ATTATGTTCGTCTTGACATTGCCCGGCAGTCCAGGTTTTTTATTTCCCGGATCAACTGGTAAATCCAATCCTCGTCTCTTGAAGGATGATAAGTTCATTTCGGAAGTGACCCCAGAGATTTTGGCGGCAGCAGGACTTCCCCGGATTCTTGGGGAGATGGCCGCTGCGGAGGGACGAGACCCCAGCATCCTCAAGAAACTATTGTCCAACCCGGTAGGCCGTCCCAAGAAGGAGAAAAAAGTAAATGAGTAATTTACCTGTAAAATCAGAACAGTCGTCTGTTAACGAAGTGTCGGCGGCGATACTTTCTTTTAGTGACCCTAATATAATCGCTAATGTGTTTGCCAGTAAGGGGTGGACATTCACCGAAGAGATTAAAGAGACATTATCTGTCGTTCATCAGAATGTGAACTTGGCGGCGAAAATGACGGCCTTAAAACACATGAGGTCACTTGTGAAAGAAGCGGCGGAAGCTGCCGGACTTGTGGCCAAAGTGTCACGTACTATACCGGGGCCGGGTGGGGAGCAGACTACGTTCTCTGCAAACCGTATTGCGATGGCCCTTAATCCGGTAAAACAAGTTGAGAATACCCAAATATCAGAAAGGGAAGAAGATGTCAAAGAAGAAAAACGAGAAACCACTGTCGATGGAGGAAGCACTGAAACCGAGAATCGGGAAACTGGAGGATATTCCGGATATGACTCCAAAAGAGGAGAAGGAGTTTCGGGAATCGAGGATAACAAATTATCCGGAAGGGGGAGTGCCGGGAGCGACGGAGAAGGAGATTCTGACTCAGGCTCTGAGCGATGCGTCGGTGGAGGAGAGGTTGACGGAGAGGATAGTGACTCCGCAGGAAATAACTCCAGCCCCTGTGTCCAACACCGCCCCCCAACCTGTGACCCAAAACTCTTCCCCGGAGTCGGTGGAGGTGGAGACTCCGCAGATAACAATCCTTGATATTGAGGAAATGAAATACAGCGATGGGGCTATAAGAGAATACACCAAAGAAGAAGCGGACGATGCTCAAGAAGCAATAGATGCCGAAGAATCCGAGCGAGTCAAAAAAGCCTGTATGCCCCCTGCGGAGAAAGACTTTGAATTGGTAAAGTTTATGGAGTATGTTTGGGGGGACGGGTTTGTATTGTCGTCAGTAGCGTATCAGTTGAATGTGGTATGTGGAAATCCTCAAGTTGTCCCGTCATTAAACCAGTGGGATATTCCGAAGGGAATAGAAAAAGGATTGGAGATTCCCATGATGGTATATAGACTTATGATGGTCGAAGATTACCTTAAAGGGATATGGCCGGTTCTGAAAGTGCTTATGGGGTCGAACATTGGGAACGCCGTCTGGACGGCCAATGTCGCCGTGACTTTGGCATTATTTGATGTGGCCAAATTGCTTCCTTTAATTCCACTGGCCGAGAACATCGAATGAATATAATTAGACCTTATCCTCTGTATCCTCTCCCGAGGGACTATCCCGACCTCACTGCGGAGGGTCAACAACTGGCGAGATTGAATGTGTTGTGTGACCATTCGACCCCACAGAAGTTTGTTTTGGCGTGGGATACTTTCCGAAGATTATATCTTGCGGGGACACAAAATGCTGTGTTCTATCGGAATGGGTTTGCGGAGAGTCCTGATTTTCATTATGATATGATAGAGGCTCTATGGCAACATGCAAGAAATGCCTGGGCCGCTCCGAGAGGGTCGGCGAAAAGTACGGTTGTTGCTGTTGAGGCTACAATGCTTCTTTCTTTGACGAGGCCATTTTATGATATTACGTTGGGGTTATCGACGGATAAACAGAAAGAGGATCGGTTCGACCAGATAATGATGCAGTTCCAAGGGAATGAATTGATTATTCAGGATTTTGGGGAGGTTCAGCCGAAGCGGGGGCAGGCTCTTTGGAACCATAGCCATTTACATTTGAAAAACGGTTCTATTATTAGGGGTCTTAGTGTCATGGGAAAGAAGAGGGGGGGGCGTCCGAGGTTGTTTATTTTGGACGATCCGGAGAATGATCCTGATAGTGATTCAGAGACTTCGAGGATGGCCGTCATTGAGAAGTTTGAGATGGTTCTCTTTAAGCAGATTATCCCGATGCTTGAGTCCGGGTCTTCAATATTCTGGGTGGGGACTCTTATTGATAGGAAGTCTTTCTTGTATCAGGCCACAACTGGGAGTGACCCGAGGTTTGATTACTGGAATAGGGTTGTACTTCGGGCGATTGCACATGATAAGGACGATCCGAAGAAAGTTTATATCTTGTGGCCTGCCAAGTGGCCGGAGGATGTTTTGGAGGCCCGGCTTGGGGAGATTGGCCCATCCGCTTTTGCGTCTGAGTATTGCAATGAGCCGGTGAGTGCTCAAGATAGACTTTTGACGGTTGACCCTCGGAAGAATGAGTATAGTGTAGATGGGGAATTTGATTGGCAAAACCCATTGGCTTATACGGGGATGATTCATTGGCAGGATAGGATTATCAATGCCCCCGGGGAACATCGGGTGTATAAGGAAATGGAGAAGCCCTTTGCGGATATGGTGAGGCCGATGTATCGCATATTACTTTTTGATTATGCCAGCGGCTTCTCTACTTATAATGATTATTCCTGTATCGTTGTTGCGGGGTTTGATATTCAGGGGACGATGTGGATTCTTTATAGTTGGTTGGGCCGGGCCAAGGAGGATACTCTTCTTAGGTTGATTTATGAGACTGGGTTGGCTTGGCGACCACGGGTGTTGGGGATAGAGTCGGTTGGTATACAGAAGACTTTTGCTGAGGCGGTACAGTCATACGTTGCGGAGCAGGGGGAAAATTCAGGTACTCCTTGGCGGGCAAGAGTGTTCCCAATAGTATATCCGTCAAAGGAATCAAAGGGACAGAGAATTGCTTCGTTGGAGTGGCGGTTCAACTCGGGGAGGATTAAGTATCCATCTCATTTGGCGGGTGTTTGGCCTTATGACCAACTATATGCTCAGACGGCGGACTTCACGATTGACTTGGCTTTGTTGCAACATGACGACATTATTGATACGGTTGGGATGTCCAAGTATGTTGTGAAGACGAAGGGGGGCCAGTTCCGGAAAGAGCGTGGACAGGTGGGATTGCTGGAACGAATAACCAAGAACATGCCTATTATTCCCGGGATGCCTCTATTGAGTGGTGTTAGACCTGCGGAACTCAGCGATGAGATGTTGAATATCATGTCTCAGCGAGCTCGGAAGAGAAATATAGACCCAACAACGAGGCGAATAGAGAGAAAGAATCCAAAGATTATCCGGTAGGGTATTGGAAGATTCCGATAATGTGGTATAATGAAAAGATAGGAGAGTGTTTATGGTTGATGTGCTAATGCCACTGGCAATTGTGTTGTTGGGATTGATTGGATTGGTGATTTATATTCTGGCCATATCCTTGCGGGAACTGTCTCGGCAATTGGTGAAAATCAATGAGCAACTTCTTCTTGTGGCCGGGATTAAGCAGGGTGGAGAACCTGTGGGCCGAGGACTTGTGGCTATGGCAAAGCCCCCGAAGAAAGAAATACCAAAAGAAACTGAACCAAAAGAGGCTCCTAAGAAGGGGTTAACTGTAACCGTTGGTGGCGTTAGATAGGGAGGTGTGCCATACCATATCAATTTCTCTTCCCACCTGATGAGCCTAAGTATAAGACTCAAACCGAAGAATCTGTACTAAAAATGGTTTGTGAGGGAAGGTCTAAGAGAAATCCTTATGCGATTCGATGGCTTATTGCGAACTACTATCTCCAAGGGATTCGAGAATTCACTTCTATCGACTACACAAATGGGACTGTGCAAATATCCTACCTGAATGAGTCGGGGATACTCAAGTTCAAGTTTGAGGATATTATTGCAAAGTATCAGGCTCAACTCGGACGCCTGATGGCCTTGAACCTTTCTCCTGCGGTCGGGAAGAAGGGGATTAGTTTGGATGGGATGCGAAAGGCAAGTGTGGCTCAAGTTGTATTGGATGCTGCCTTTCCACAGGATAAGGTGAAGCAGTTGGCTATTTCTCTGTGCCCGGTGCTTTTGATGTATGGAACTATGGCAGTTGCTCTTTGGGTTGAAGGGGAAGATTCTATTGGAATAGAGGTGGCTCCTCCGTGGGAGTTATTGCCGATCCCCGCCGAGATTTCCGGCCCTACTGATGTACGAGGGATTATGCGAACCCGACTCGTCCCAACCGAGTGGATTAAGAGTTTGAAGATTACGCCCGGGGCCAAGACGAAAAGTTCCAAAGGAATTGATGACATAAAGTTGCCTGTGGGGAGTATGCCTGCCGATATAGAGGCTATGGGCGATGGGGCTATGTTGTCTACCGCCGAGGGGGG